TCATTGTAGTATGCAGTCTTACTACCAGAGTTAATCTCAACAACCTGCTTAGTGTAGGCTTGGCTGTAATCATAACCCCAGTTCACAACTGCCTGTGCACCCTGACCACCAATAAACGTAATGATAATTTCTTTGAGTATTTTAAGACGAGAACTGTCCCCAAAGGAAAGTGGGTTACTAAAGTAGCTCATGTCGTAGGACAAACCATAATCCTGATAGTTACTGTAAGTAGCAATACCATTGGTATTCCCTACGTACAATAAGCCGTCCTGAGTCCTCTCAAAAGCTCTTAGGGTTGTGTCTGACCACGTAGTAACCCTATGCGCCCCATCGTCTAAAGGAGTTCTCATATCAAAGCAGTAGACGTACTTAGAGTCACTAAAGGACAGTAAGTAGAATGCTTCCTCTGGGCTGTATATGGAGCGTAAGGGACTATTGACTTGTGCTGCGTTAATAGCTAATAAATCATTACGGACATTCTTGCTAATATCCCTAACGGGCATTGACTTTTCTTGAATAGTTCTGCCAAAGCTGCGTAAGCCTTCACTGGACATAAAGATTAAGTCAGTACCTGTGGGCTGTACAGTGTCTCTACCAATACAGCCTACATTTGCAATTGTATCCACTAAGGACATCGTGGAAGGATCAACAGCCCCTTGATAGACAACAATGGAGTTTTTACCAAAGATGATTAAGAATCCATTGTGGGCCGCTAAGGCAACAATTTCATCCATCCCATTAGGCCATACCTTAGAAATGTCAATGGAGCCTGTAGATCCTCCAGACCACCCTGAACCGTTTAGTAAGTCAGACCAGTAAATTGTAGACTTATCCGTTGAGAAATCAGCTACCCAGAGTCTGCCAAAGGCTGCTAATACTTCGTTACCTTGTGGTGGAGTTCCTGTGGAATGGGCGTGTACAGACATTTTCTCCACAACGCCAGTATGTTCAGAGTAAATTAAGGGTTCATAACCTAGTTGAAACATATACAGATGGTCATTAAAGTTTACCATCTTCCAGTTATTAGCTGAAATCGTATAAGCTGCTGGGGTTGCGTCAGTAAGGGTAGTAGTGCCTGTGAATATCTTATTGTTACCGGCAGATAAGACCACATTAGTCCCCGTAGGGTCTATGTACTCTTTAATAACTTCAATGCCATTACTACCGTCTATTGGAGTTGTGCTTGAAGTAAGGGCTGTAAACCCTTTACGAGAGCCTATACGCCCGTACTGATCAATAATACAGTTATCCGCAACGGACGCATAGGAAGCATCCAAACTAAGCGGAGAGTCCTGTGTGTTTAAACCTCTAAACGCAGGGGCTGCAATCGTTATATTTTGTCTGTCTTGAGCCATTGCTTAGACCGCCCTATAGATAGTTTCTTCTGGGTGTTTGTACGCGTCCAAAGCAATTGCATCAGACAAATAGTTCTGAGCAAATGCCAGCATTTCCCCTGCGGATCTACCACCAGTTTCTCCACGCTCTCTGGAAGCCAAAGCCAATGCTAAGTGTAGTACAGGCATGTGTGGGATTTGAAGCTTGTCGCCGTCATTAACTAAGTCAGGATTACGTTGAATACAGTTTACTCGGATAGTGTAAGCAGCGTTAGGAATAGGATACAGATCAATCTGAGTGTCCCCATTAACGTCTACACCGTTGAAGTTATAAAACGTAGGGCTTGACTTAGGGGGTGTCTCGTTTAAAAAAGCATTGTCCATCCAATGCGTGTCTTTATAAGTCATAAACCAGTTGGACGTATCATTGATAACGTCAATAATCTTAATTCTATTACCACTGCCTGTGAGCACGTAGTTAAAGATGTCTGCCGTTGTAGCAATAGTAAGAGTAGTACGGAGTGCAGACCAATCCCAAGCGTCCTCAGAAATCCTTTTAGCATCATTAACAAGATCACCGATAAGCAAAGAGTAAGGGTTTTGACTAACTGAGCCTACCTGATCTTCTCTAAGCCTTCTTAGGACTCCGTTTACTATTTCTAAATATGTCATTTCAAGTTCCTAAGAGGATTGTAGTCTATAAAGTCAAATAATTTAATTGTTTCTAAACCTAAAGGGTTATAGCCTAAGTCAATGGGCTTAAAAGGAGCTAAAGGATCTGAACTAAAAAGACCACCTACAGGTGCAGCTAAACCAGCAGCGCCTCTAACTCCTTGCACCCCTTGATCACCTTGATCACCTTTGTCACCTTGATCACCTTGATCACCTTGATCACCTTTGTCACCTTGATCACCTTGATCACCTTGATCACCTTTGTCACCTTGATCGCCTTGATCACCTTGATCACCTTTGTCACCTTTATCGCCATCAATACCATCAATACCGTCAATACCATCAATACCGTCAATACCATCAATACCATCAATACCATCAATACCATCAATACCATCAATACCATCAATACCATCAGTACCATCAGTACCATCAATACCATCAGTACCATCAGTACCGTCAGTACCGTCAGTACCGTCAGTACCGTCAGTACCGTCAAGACCATCAGTACCGTCAGTACCGTCAACTCCGTTAATTACTTTAATAGCCTCTTCTATATTGTCTATAACGTCTGTAGATTCATCAACACCTGAGGTATCCACACCCTCCGGAACTGTTGAGTCTGTTTTAGCAGCTTCATCAATAACAATATCTATAAGATCGCCAGACCCTGTAGACAATATATCAATCAAAACTAGCTCTTCTTCATCAGTTACAGGATTTACAGGGTAACCACTATCGTCAGGTACACCGTCTCCGTCTAGGTCATTAGGATCAAAAGGAGTAAGTCCACTACCTCCATCGTTACTATTACTAGGATCAAAAGTACTTTCAGGAAGTTGATCTGTTGTAGAAACAGGTTCGGGATCACCAGCCTGACCTTCTAACCAAACTCTTAACTCTTCTTTTAAAGCTTCTTTTAACTCAGGATCAGTCTCAGCTTCATAAGCTTCTTGAATCTGTCTTCCTACAATATCTCCTTCGTTTACTATTAAAGGATCATCATCAACAGCCCCAACGTCCCTTGTAATAATAGGGTCTCCGTCAGCACCTCCAGAAGCCTCAATACCTCCAGAAGTCTCAGAAGCACTAGAAGCCTCAGAAGCACTAGAAGCCTCAATACCTCCAGAAGCCTCAATACCTCCAGAAGCCTCAGAAGCACTAGAAGCCTCAGAAGCACTAGAAGAGTCTGAGGAAGATGCAGAAGAAGAACTATTATCGTCAACAGTTTCTACAGTTTCTACAGTTTCTACTTGCGTAAGGTCTGGATTTTGTACTTGTACCACGACAGTATCATCAATTGGTTCAAGATCTGTTTTTATTTCATCTATTGGTACTACTTCTTCAACTTCTGTCGGAGTAGGTAAAATTTCAGTAGTATAAGCTTCATCATCTATATCTTCCTCAACAACTGTTGCTGGAAGAATAGAAACTTCTTCTCTATTAGTTATAACTTCTTGACTATCCTGTACTACCCACTGACCGCTATCATCTTGTTTATAAACTTCTCCGTCATAAGTTAAACGAACAAGATTTCCTTCTTTGTCATAAATTTTATTTGTAGCCGCTTTGCCTGTTATTTGACTTTGAGTAGCCCCTTCTATTACATCATCAAAGGGTATAGGGTCTGCCTCGCCCATTAAGTCTGGGTCTGCGTCTAAAGATACTTCTTCTTCTACTATTATGTCTTTTGGTATTTCTTCTGATTCAACTTCCGAAGCAGCATTCTTAATAACGTCAACTACTTCTATTACATCCAGTACATCAGAAATAACACCTTCATTAGAAACAGTATTTGTTATAAGGGTCATAACATAAGGAGGTAAGCCACCACCAGCAGCAGCGCCAGTACCGGCGGATATAACACCTCCAGCTTCCAGTGTTTCCCCTATGCTTGTTAGAATACTTCCTGCGGTTTCAGCCCACTCAGCAGTTTCATGGACTACATTAGCACCAGTTGCCATACTCTCCATCGTAGCCAATGCACCCGAACTGCTTAAAGTTTCGCCTAATGCTGTTAAGTCTGCACCTAAACCTGCTGTTAAAACATTAACAACGACAGCTTTAACTATAGCTTCAAAGATCATTTCTAAAGGTGAATCAGCTTCACGTACAGTGTGGTAAGACCCTAAAGGTACGTCATCGTACTGGCCTACGTTTAGTTCATATTGACCACCCGCAGGGCCGTCAACGTTTAAGTCAATACCCGCTGTTTCAGCAGCAGAACGAACAGCAGTCATATAAGAAGAACTAGCTAAGTCACCGGCAGTAACTGTAACGCCTCTTTCAGCTCCTTTAGGGCCACCTGATCCTTGTGCTAGAGCAGTGTCTATAGTGCCTAAAGTACCCCTTAAACCTTCACCGCTTGGGTTGATAAAACTAGACACATTGTCAAACTGTGACTGTAAGTAAGATCCAAAGTCATCACCTTCATTAAACTCACCTACTTCAAAAGACTCAGCTCTAATAACTGAAGCTAAGTTCTCAGCTCCCCAGTTTTCACTAAGTTGGTTTGCCGTATACGTGCCGTCTATTAAGCCGTTGACAGCGGCAGCACCTCTGACGTTGCCCCATTCCTGTCTAAACTGCTGTACGCGACCTTTTTGCTCATCAGTACGTTCACCCTGAACACCAAAGAAAACATCAGGTCTTCTAACGTCCCACCAAGACACAGCAGTTTCAGAGTATTCATCATCAAGCTGTTTGTCAATAATATCCTGACCAGTTTTAACTGTTTGTTGTATTGGTGCTCTTTTACCCATTGCGATTATTCCACAAGTCAAACAAAGTTTTAATCTTTTCTTCCACTACGTCCATACGGGACATTAGCCTGCCCAACGTGAGGACAAGCACAATGAAACCTACAAAGATAGGCCAGATTGAACCGATAAGATTAACGTACTCCACTACTACACTGCCCTGTCTGTATCTCTAATTCATTTATCTTTGTTCTTAGTTCCCTGACTTCCAAAGTCTGTTCTTCCAGAGCCATTATCTTAGCATTTTGTATCAAGTCATCAGGTAGTGCACCTCTGAGTCCTAAAGGCCATTCACGTACAAAAGCATAATTCTCTTGTATCGTCATGTCCTGTATAGACTGCCCGTGTTCTAACTGAGTAATACGACTGTTAAGCGTTACGTAGGCAGCAGTAGCTATAACCAAAGCAGCGCTTAAGCCTATTAGATTCCTGAGAGGTACAGTAACTTTTGTATCGTCACTAATCTCTGGCATTAAACCAGCCCTTAACAGTGTCAGTCTCAAAGATCCTGATGACAGTCCATACAATACTTAAAGCAGCAGCCACAGCAGGAATCCAGCCCATAAGGGTGGACACTGTAGTGGTGACTGCTACTACGTCTACTGCTGCTTTAGCTTCTTCTTGCATTTATCTTTTAGCCTTACCAATAACCAGTGCACCAATCTCTAAGAACTTGTACAGCTTACCGACGATCTTGTCGTCTTTAGGAGTAGGAGTGAGTGCCGTAATGGCGCTACAGGCCGTTACAAGGGCTGTGAGGGCGTTTAAATAGTCTAATATAAGCATTACCATGGTACTCCTGCTGCTTGCGTTGGGTTCTTCTGAAGGTCAATGTTAGCCTGAAGGCTTGCTTCAATA